ACGGCGAATACATCTTGACTAGCCGCGGTAGTTGAAGAACAACAGGGAGAGCAGGGAGGCCAGCAAGCCGCAGGTTCAAGCGGTCAAGGTTCTGTTTCTGGTGGATGGAAAGATACATTACCAGCGGATATTAAAGGGGCACCAACAATATCGGGATATGATAATACGCAAGAAGGGCTTTCAAAAGCTTTGAATAGTTATCTTAGCCTAGAGACGCTAACGATACAGAAGGATGGAATCGTTATTCGAAGGCTATGGGGATACCGGAGAAATCAGACGACTACGGTTTGGCTGATGCCAAGATTCCAGAGAATCTAATGAAAGCAGGATTACAGCTTGATAAGAAAGAGTTTGCAGAAGTCATGCACTCTCATAAGGTCCACCCATCTGCGGTAAAAGGAATATGGGAAGTCTTTCAGCAGAAGAATATCCAGTCATATAATAAAGCAATGGAAGCGCATCAAAAGAATATCACCACAGCAGTAAACTCTTTGAAAGGTGAATGGGGCGATGCTTACCAACAGAATGTTGAACTAGGCCAGATGGTTATTAATAAGTTTTCATCAGACCAAAGTGCCAATGATTTTGTAACTGCTGTTTTAAGCACTGACCCAAGAGGTATAAAGTTCCTGGCTAAGATAGGCGAGCAGTTTGCAGAGGTTAAGGTTCCTGAGTTTCAAATGAAAAGATTCACTCTGGCACCAGCCGAAGCCGCAGAAGAAGTTTCTCGCATGAAAAAAGACCTCAATGGTCCTTATTGGAACCATGGAAATAAATTTTCTAAGCAAGAGCAGGATGCCGCTATCGCAAGGGTAAACATGCTCTTGGCTAAGGCTCAAGGAAAAGGACAAGCTTAGGCCCCTTGAATTGAGAGCAGGGAAACGCGGGCAACCGTAATAGGTCCGTAAGGCATGTGCGTAAGTACGTTCCTCTTAATGGGGGTAGACGATAACGAAAGCACTAAAATCGTTTTAACCATTAACAAGGATGTGCAAAATGGCAGATACGCAATCAAATATTTACGCACAGGCGTACGGCCAAAACATCATGCAATTAGCTCAACAGAAGTACAGCAAGCTAATTAACACGGTGTACATACGCCCTAACGTGCGCGGGAAGACATTCTTCCAAGACCAGATTGGTCAATGGTCAATGTCTCTCAAAGCTGGCCGTAACTCGAGTACCCCCAACAATGACCCTAACCTGCAACGCAGAATGGGAACCATGTTGGACTTTAACGACGCTCGTCTATTGGACAGAACTGACGAGTTGAAAGTCATCTCTGACCCTCGCAGTGCTTATACCATTGCGGCCGCCCAGTCATTGGGACGTCAGATGGACGATGTGATTATCCAAAACGGTCTTTTGGGTAATGCTCTGTCTGGTGAGTCAGGAACAGTATCAGTAACAAACTCCAACTTAGTAAACGCATCTTCTGCTTCAATGACCTTGGCACGTATTATCGCTGTCAAGCAGACATTGGATTTAAACGATGTTGAGATGGAGGAACGGTACTTTGTCATCCGACCTGATGCTTTGGATAACCTCTTAAATACCACCGCGGCCACTTCATCTGATTACAACTCCGTTAAGGCGTTGATTCGTGGTGAAATCAATACGTGGATGGGCTTTAATTGGGTTATGTCAACCCGTATCAGTGCGGCTTCAAGCTCTACTCTTATCGGTATTGCTTATCAAAAGTATGCCGTGTGTTTCGCGATGGCCGATGAGCCTTTCGTGCAGACGGATTACCGTCCGGACTTGTCGTATTCTTGGCAAGTGTACTATGAATTAAACATTGGTGCCGTCCGTCTTGAAGAAGCACGGGTGGTTATCATGAACGAAGGTTAATCCGGAAAGGAGGCAAATATGGTTAATTATACAAGTTCATCGGTTGGCCTGTATGCCGCTGGCGGTTCCGGGGATAACCTGGCACCAAACAATACTGTTAAAGGTATTGAAAAAGTGTGGTTGGACAGCTTTGCTTATAACACAGCTTCAACTGCGCTTATGACGACATCAGACACATTGCTTATCGGATATGTGCCTGCCAACTGTCGTATTGTGGATGTGGTTGCGGTATTGCCATCTACATTCGCACCGACCACAGCCGCTATCAATATCGGTATGTCTTACAGCACAGCGATATTGGTTTCAAACTCAACTGACTATTTCCACATTAACACGTCTACTACATTGGTCCTGAGTAACGTGGTAAGGTTGAATAACGTCCTTGGGTTAGGGTTTAATCCGACATCGACAACCACGACTTTTTCAGGTGGTACGATTTTGCAACAAACAGTTCAGGGCGTTTACCTGAGCTTGATTGGTGCTAATCTCACTGCCCCAACGTCTGGAACGATTGCGACGATTATCCGTTACGTGTAGTCATAAGGGGGGAAAGAGACTCAAGGCTCTAGTACCCCCTTTTTTAAGGAGATTATATGCCTGTAGCTAATAGTCAAACAGCTATCATTAATAAAGCCTTAGTCCTTGTTGGTGCCTCGACTGTCACCAATATTAATGACGGCACTCCTAATGCGAATGCTTTGAGTAACGTTTACGAAATCGCTTTACAATCCATTTTGTCAGAATGCAAATGGAATTTTTGCACATCACGCGCAACCTTATCCATAGCGGCAACCACCTCAACTTCACCAGCATTTTTTTACCCAGGCGAATCTTTTGTCTACGCACTGCCACCTAACGTTATTAGGATTTGGGACATTCAACCAACACCAGGAACGTGGCGAGAAGAAAGCGGACAGATAATTTCTGACACAGGGAATCTTTCTATTCTATATACCTATTACGATGATAACCCCAATGACTATCCTTCATATTTTCTTGATGCGTTCATAGACAAATTAGCGTCGGAGATTTCTTATCAGATTGTTAACTCTGCAAATATCGCTGAGGCATTTGTAAAGAAGTACCAGACCATTTCATTGAACAAGGCCGTTTCCGCTAATTCACAGACGGGGGTTCAACAAATTTATACTGATGATGCTTGGACGGGATCTAAATTTCAGGATATTAATATCAACGCATAGTATGTAACGAGGTAACATGCCATCGGTGACTATATCAACAACACCCGTCTTGATTTATAGCGGTAGCTCTAGCAGGATTGATGTTATTGTCACCAATAACTCTAGTGTCACTTGTTACATAGGCCAAGACCAAAACATCAGTCCGATAAACACAATTTACTTGAACCAGAATGACGTATTCATTGATGATTATAGCGGTATCAAAGGTTATCGAGGTAGTCTTTGGGGTGTAACATCTAGCGGAACAGCGACGATAAACTGGTGGGAGAGAAGCCAATGAGTAGCCAGCTTATTAGAGCGAACTCAGGTTTAATACCAGAATTAACAGCTGACCCTTCTAATCCAAGTCCACAAAAGGCTTGGGTTTTAAAAACACAATCAGGAAGCGGTCCTTCTGGTGGCGGGAAAATGATAGCGTATCTGGGGTTAGGTTTTCCATATTTAGTGGCAGGGTCCGGTGGAAGCATTACGTTAACCTATCAGTTTTCTTATATGACTTTAGAAGGAACAACAAAAAGAGTTACATTGAGTTAAAGGAGAATATATGGGATTGAGTAATTTTAACGTAGACACGGGATCAACGATACCTCTTGGGACATACCTTGTGACTCAGAACTCTGTCCAAGTTTATATAGCCCAAAGCATTCTAGTTGATTCAACTGGAAACCTTTTTGCCACCGCTTCTAATTGTTTATATGCAATTCTTTCCGGCGGTTCAACAACTATCACAAATACCGTTACAATGAGCGGTTCTGTAGCAGTCATTAATACACCGACGATAACCGGTAGCGTAAGCGTTGTCAATACGCCAACAATAACGGGGTCAGTCTCCGTGGTTAATACGCCTACCGTTACAGGTTCGGTATCGGTTATTAATACAGTTACAGTCACAGGTTCAACATCCGCATTGGCTCAATACAATACTACTCAATCAACCACTACCGCGGGTTCAGTGTCAACTATTCAAATGACAGCGCGCGGAGCCGTCTACGTTGCCACAGGAGTTGATTCTTTTACTATTACTGGGAGCACAACGATTGCGTCAATGCCATCAATCACAGGAAGCGTAACGTTGGTCGGGACTTCAACCGTTACAGGAAGTGTGACAATCATAGGAGCAACGCTTGGAACAATTACCATAACAGGTTCAACTTCATTGGTAAATGCCACAAGCTTCGGGACTTCTACCATTAACGTGACAGGGGCCAGCACAGTAATCCTTATACCATCGACAGCGACTAATTCAATATATATCACTTCAATAGTTATAAGTAACGGTTTAACGGCAGGGACGATTTATTTAGGGTATGGGGCTACGGCAACAGCACCGACGGGAGCGGCGATATTAATTCAGCCTTTGTATTTTGCGGCCAATGGCGGGATGGTTTATCCTGTGCCTCAACAAACACCTTTTAAATTACCGGCTTCAACAAATTTTATTTTCACAACGGCAACAACAGGAACATTAAGCGCAACAGCAACTTATTACGTGGCGGCATAGTATGGCAACAGCATTTAATGTTAGCGTGGCACCTACAGGCGGAGATTATAGCACTCTTGCTGGTGCTGTAAATGCGTGTGCTTGCGATCTTACCTCTGCTTCTACCAAAGTATTTGGACATGGCGCAATCACAGGGACAATAACAGATGGGGCCTCTGTTACTGGCGTAACTTCTGGAGCCACTGGAACTTGTTTACATGATACTGGAAATCAAATACTTATAAAATCAATTACAGGAACATTTCAGAGTGGGGAAGTTGTTTATCAAACCCTGGGGGTTAATTTTATAACAATTAGTGATGCTGGGAATAGTCCATTTTTAAATATAAATATCAGCGGAACATGGTCTTCTCCAGATACGACAAATGTAAATTTTGGAACTACAGCTTCTTATGTGACAAGTGCATCAAATTATATAAATATTTTTACTTCTGGAAGCGCTGTTACCCCCGGAGTTTATTCTACATCAGCATACAGACTTGAATTGTCAGGAACAGGTACAACAACAGCCCCAATGGGAATAGAGAATACTGCTATAAATTTAAATTTGTCTGGCATGCAATTTCAAAATACCGGAACTTCGAATGTAGCTGGAGCTACGGCCATAACTTCAAATAACGCAAGCACAATAACTTTAATTAACTGTATTCTAAAAGCTCCACGGTACGGTATGACTTCATCAGCAAATGGGGGAACATATGTTATGCAAAATTGCATCTGTATTCCCCATAGTGCATCTGTAGGAAATGGAGGGATCGCAGCTAGTGGAGGAACATGGACTGTTTATAATTGCAATTTCATTTCTCCTATTTATGGTATTAATAATGCAGCTGGTACAGTAACTGCTATAAATTGCTATGCTTCTGGTGCCAGCAATGCTTATCAAGGAACAATAACAAAAACAACATGTGCTTCTGCTGATACTACTGGTTCCATTGGCTTGCAGAACATAGCTTACTCAACAGCTAATTTTACAAACGTTACATCAGGTAGTGAGAATTTTGCTCTTGTTCCCGGATCTGCCTTGATTGGCGTTGGCACTAATGAGTCTGGTACTTTTACAACCGACATTACGGGAGCAACTAGAGCAACATGGGATGTTGGAGCCTTTTACTATGCCAGCAGTGGCCCTGTAATTACAAAAGGAATTATGAACCTTAAAACAGGATGGTGGGGTGACTTATGATAGCAAAAATTTTGGATGTGACACAGTATGGAAGTAATGTAACCGTGTGTTTTTCGGTTACAGATGACAACGGAAATATATTAAAATTTCCTTCTTTTTTTAATTCAACTCCATGCGTCCAAATAAGTGTCCCTATTCAGATTACATCAGACCCCGTCGGAGATACGGAGAATTTAATAAATAGCACTGTACAGTCTTGGCTTAACAATCAATTTATTCAAACGCAACAACAGTTAGCCTTGACAGCCAACGTCGCTCAAATATCTTCTGACTTGGTAAACACAACAACTTCCGTGTTGAGTATAACCGTTGGGTCAGTTCAAATAAGCAATGGTGGAATCATAACATCCATAGCGCAAGTAGCACAGCCAGCACCATTGGTATAATTTATGATTTGGAGAATAGACATCTCAAAAGAAAAATTAACAGTCAAATCTGGGGAGGTCTCACATAGAGAGAGCCTAAACTCGTCTAACCTAGCGGGCATGGCTTTACCACTCCCCATAACTATAAAGCAGTTGCAGGTCATTTTGTTTCTGTTAGCGGTGATAGTTTGGACGTACGATGGGATACTTTTAGCAAGGATCTGAGGAGGGATATGGAAGTTCCGTGGGGAGCATTCATTACTTTAGGAATATATATTGTTGGTTCAACCATTGGTTTTGTTTGGTGGATGGCAACGATTACAGAACAAATCAAAAATCTTACCAAGATTATACAAGAAATGTCAGCTAATCATACCCTATACGCTCGCAAGGAGGATATAGCTCGAGAACTTGGGGTCATCGAAAGACAACAAGAAACTCTTTGGGAAAGATACGATAAATTAAAAGAGAAGGTTGACACAAAACAATAAGGAGGAAGCATGAAAAAATTATTCATCATTACAGGTCTTTTAGCATTCATCATTGGTTGCGCTTGGACTAAACAGGCTGTGCAAGATTATAACACGGGTAATACAGCACCTCTTGTCAATGGAGAAGTTTCTCCATCTGCCCAGGGTCAAGTCATTCAAAATACTGTTTCAAGCTTGCCAGTTCCTTTTGCGGCACCTATAGCTATGGTAGTAGGATTTCTTGGGACTTTATTTTTCACATGGCAAAGGGGTGTTCAAATACGAAAGAATGGCGGGGCACCAGTGGCTAACGCGGCACAGACAAGCCAAACAACCAATGGCATACTTCAAGACATTGCCAATATTTTTTCAGGTATGTTTACAACCGCAAGCACAACGGCCCCTTCAACTACTGGTTCAGTATTCCAAAGGGTTTGGAAAGTTGCTTTAGCAACGGCGGCTTCTGGTGTGGCTATTGCGGCAAGCAATACTGATGTATTGACATTCTTATCTGCTCATCCTTATCTTGATGCGGCATTCGTTTCTTTGTCTAGCGGACTAGCGGGTCTCGAGAAAGCACTATCAACCGTTCCGGTTGCAAGTGCACCAGTAGCAACTACAACGGCGACCACATGATATTCATTGAGATAATTTCATGTCTTTTGTGTGGTATCCTTGACGCTCTAGGTGGGTGGAGATTTATATGGATGAGACGTTTCATTATGCCATCGGTAATTGGAGTGACGGTTTCATTGGTTACACACGTTTGGTGGTGTGGCCTCTTAACATTACCGGTAATGGGAACACTATGTTTAGGGTATTTTAGCGGACAGAATTGGGGCAGAGGATTATGGCTATTTACCCAAGCAGTAGTAATAAGCATAGGATTAACCATTACAGGACACATGGCATGGTACTACTTCCTTGGGTATACGGTTATAGCTGGTTTCCTTGGAGGGATTTATAAGAATTGGCAACAAAATGTTGGTGATTTTGTCACAGGTTGCTGGCTGGGCACAGTTGTATTATTTGTGAGGTAATGTGGCTAAAGTAGATATTATTCAAACATCTTTTGTGGGAGGTGAGTTTGGTGCTTCCCTATTAGGCAGAACCGATTTTCCTCAGTACGCAAATGCTTTAGCTATTGTGCAGAATTGGATAGTGCGTCCTTATGGGTCACTGGTTTCGTGTCCTGGGACTATGTTTGTTAATGCCGCGCAAACAGGAGGTTCGACAACTCTGTCAGGAATTAAACTCGTACCTTTTGTTTTTTCAGTCACGGATGCCTATGTGATTGAAATGGGGGGAGGTAATTTTTCCTTTTACACCAGCGATGCGGTGGTAGTTTCAGGTGGAACCCAGTACACGTTATCTCATACTTACGCGGCCCCAAGCATTTCATCCACACAGCCCCAGTATTGCCAAAATCACGATGTTTTGTATCTAGCGCATGCCAAGTACCCCCCTCAAACGTTGGTGCGGTTAGCTTCGGCAAATTGGACTATTTCCAGCCTTCCCTTTACAGGTGGGCCATTCATGATTGCTAACACAAGTTCAACGACTGTAGCTTCCAGCGCATCTGCATCAGGAGCATCCACCACATTGAGCGCCAGTGGTAATATTTTTACCCCCTCAAGTGCTACAACCGTAGGTCATAATTCAAGTTGGTGGTCAATAGGCTCCACAATAACAAGTTCGACCACAGGGTTAGCGGTTCAAGGATGCGTCCAAATAACTACCGTAACCAATCCTTCGACTGCCGCGGCTACCGTTTATCAAACGTTGACGACTACCGCGGCAACTACTTCATGGGCAGAAGGTTCTTGGTCTGCTGTTAGGGGTTATCCATCAAGCACTTGTTTCTATCAAGGACGTTTATTCTTCGCTCGTACAGACAGTGAACCTCAAACAGTATGGGGTTCAGGTTCATTTAACTTCACCAATTTTGCAGTGAATGGCGGGGCTGATTCTGATGCCATAAATATCCAATTATCCGCTGTTCAAGGTAACGAAATAAAATGGCTAGTTCCCATGAACGACCTTATCGCTGGAACTTACGGTGGCGAGTTTGCAATCACCCCAGGACTTAATACAGGAAATCCTTTGACTCCGTCTAATGTGCAGGCTATCCAACAAAGCGGATGGGGTTCGGAAGCAATCATTCCAAAGAAAATTGGAAACTTCGCTTATTATGTCCAACGGGGTTCACAAAAATTAAGAGAAATATTTTATCTCTGGACATCAGCTAATTATAAGTCCGTTGATAAGACCATTCTTTCCCCTCAGATTAACGGAGGAGGTTTCGTGGATATTGCTTATCAACAGAATCCCGATACCGTATTATGGGCTTTATGCACTAATGGAACTCTTGCCACCATGACCCGAGAAGTTGACCAAGACGTGCAAGGTTGGGCGAGACAAGTTACATCAGGGTCTTTTACTTCTATTGCCATCATCCCATCTCAAACATCTCCCTATGACGAAGTTTGGGTTGTAGCCCAGCGCACCATCAATGGCGCACAAGTAAATTATATTGAAGTTTTCCAAAATCAAGTTGCTCCGTTACAGCAAGACAAGTGTTTTTACGTGCATTCTGGATTGACCTATAATGCTTTTACAGCCTATACATCCACGTCAATTTCATTGAGCGCAACTAATGGAAGCTCTGTGCTTGTGACTTCATCCGCAAGTTATTTCACTGCCGGAATGGTAGGGAATAGATTAAGGGCAGTAGGGGCATTAGATGCTGTCCTTGGTGAAGCCATCATCACTGGGTATACTTCGAGTTCTATAATTGTGGTTAGCACTTCAACTAATTTCAATACCACTACCTACGCCGCGGCTTCATGGGGAACATCTGTCACAACGCTTTCAGGTTTGACTTATTTGAATGGTGCCACGGTAAGTACCTGTGCCGATGGAGGGGTTGACTATCCAAATAAGATTGTCTCTGGTGGTTCAATCACTATGGGATATAATTATTTTGTCATCACCGTCGGATTACCATACACACAACAAATACAAACGCTAACCCCAGAGCCACCAGACGCCCGCGGAACTTCACAAGGAAAGAAACAAAGGATAAATCAAGTAGGTTTTAAAGTAAATAATTCTTACGCAGGTTTCCAGATTGGCAGGGACGTTAATCATTTAAGTCTAATAACAGGTAGGAACCCTATGACGCTAATGGGAACGCCGCCCACCTTTGCCACAGGTCAATTACCAAATATAAATTTTGCAGGTGATTACGTTTATGGAGCGTCAATGATTATTCAAAATACAGACCCGCTTCCGATAGAACTTTTGTCCATTATAACGTCTATTGAAACTTTTGATAAATAGGAGAATTTATGGGATTAGGTGGAGTAATGTTAGCGGTGTCTGCTGTGCAAGGAATAACTGCCATAGGACAAGGTAACGCCAAAAGTGCGGAAGATAAATATAATGCTACTTTATCAACCCTTCAAGCACAACAAGCGCAAGTCCAGGGAGATATAACCCAGGGCCAGTATGTGCGAAAAGCCGGACAATTACTATCCACACAGACAGCAACGGCAGGGGCGGCAGGCATTGAGCCTACCGGAAGCATTGCGGCTGTTATGTTAGATTCACAGACACAAATAAATACCGACATGGCTATTGCAAAATACAACACCCAAATGAACATAAATTACGCCAATAATGCCGCATCCATGCAGAAAAGGCAAGCGGCTATGGATGTAAACTCTGGCTATTCGAACGCATTCAGTGACATATTGACCGGAACAACCAATTACGCCATGTATAAATATGGCGGTAAAAATGCTCTAAATCTTAGCGGTGGAGCAGGACAAGTATAATATGCCAAAATTCCCAACATATGAAAGCAACCAGAATGTTCAAGTTCAGCCAGTAGCTCCGGAAAGCCATGGCATGGCAGATAAAGCGTTTGCTCCTATAAACAATATTGAAGATACTTTGGCAGCTATTGGACAAAAGCTTTCAGACGCTAATGATGTCATGCAGGAAACCAAAGCCAAGACAAGAACAGAAATGGCATTGGCCAAACAAGAGCAAGATGCGGCAAATGACCCTAATCCAGATAATTTGGAGCTACATTTAAAAGCCTTACAAGAAATACAAAAGAACTCTACTTCTGGTATAGACAATCAAATGGTAGCAGGTCATGTAGCAGAAGAGGTAGAACAATCAACACTTCTTTCGGGTATTAAAATACAAGGAATTTTCAAAGAAAAGCAAATGCTTGATGCCAAAGAAAACCAACAACAGGCTAATGTGGTCGCCGCACAAAACATAGCTAATCCAGTATCAGAAGCGGCCGCACAGAATGATTATCTTAATAATATGAATCAGATAAGAAAACTTCATGCGGTGGGCGTATATAATAGTTCAGCAGAAGCTTTAGCGGCAGAGAAAGAATTTAAAACAGAAATTGTAAAAGCCAAGATTTCCCAAAACAATTCCACTAATACGGATGATTACAAAGACATTGATAAGGGGATGGGTTTAGATATTAAAGAATCAAGCGAAATGCAAAAAATGATTGCCGCTCATATCAAGCAGGTAAATGAATCCAATATTGCTAATACTTTTAATGGAAGGGTGTCTATCTTAAAAGGCATAGCCAGCAAACAAGTTGATTGGAAAAGCGGAGATAAAATAAAACAAATAGCCGCTAAAGACCCCGCTCTGGGTTCCGCCTTACAGATGGTCTTTAATGCACAAGCCAATGATAAAACTGACTACGAACCAACAAGCAAAGAAGGCCAAGAATACGCTGATTCAGTAAATGAATTATTATCAGGAATGACCGTTAAACAAGTAAATGACTATTTGCCTAAAGCTATTGAACAAATAACCAAGCTTCCAGCCGGAGAGATGCAAAGCAGATTAGCGGTTTTAGTAAATGCTTCAGAGGATAGAGCTAAATCTCTACCAATTCGTGACGAACAAGAAATCCCTCCCGAGGTCATTAAACAAGAAGGTGGAATTCAGGCTGTCATTAGGTGGAACAAAGAACATGGCGAGAATGACCCCCAAACCATCAACGATTACTTAAAGGATGTCCATTCTGGTAAAAGCCCCATGGAGGCATACAACAACGCTATTAAAACTAAAATAGTCAAAGACCATCCAGAAGTTGCTGTGCAAAAGGATGTTCCTAACAGGATTATAGGAAACGATAGTAAATCTTTTCATATTTTTACAGTGGAGACAAAAATATATCCAGCAAGAATCTGGAACGAAAAATTAGGAAGGTTTGAGATTAACCCTAATAGGGAACAGTCCAATGATAACGGCACTCAACAAAAAGACAAATGAAGCCCTAGGTTTCCCAGATGGCATGTCCTCGGACGCTATTGACGCCGCTATTGAATCGGATAAAATTGGCCGCCCTGATATAGACGTAAATCCGAATACTTACGACACGGTTATTCGTCCGGCTTTAAAAGAAGCTAGTCAAAAAAATAACCCATCCTTGCTTTACAATGCCCGCATCAAGCAGTTGCAAGTAGACCCTTTCTTAAGCACGGTTTTCAATCCTTTTGGTTTAGCGAAGAGTTCAGACCCTAATATTCAAGAAGAACAGAAGTTAAATGTACAGGCTCATCCTGACCAGGCTATGGTTGGTAACTTAGTCCAGCAAATAGGGACTATTACAGCCCTTGCGGGTGTCGCTGGACCTGTTATTGAACCCTTGGCCGC